TCAAGCAAGAGATTTGCCCGAAGTGCCTCAAAGACTATCAGATTCTGGTCACCGAAGGCACGTTCCTTGTGCTGCGCAATCACTTTTACGAAAGTTCGCTCCGGCTGAAGCAGACTTCGGACGAGGCTCCCACGCCCATCCCGGATTTTCGGCTCTCCCCCACGAAGGCGTAGTGACGCGCATCGGTGGAAGGGGGATACTCCGTCACAGACCCTGTCGAGGGCCCGACAAACGGGAGAAGAAACCATTCGTGTTCACTGGCGATTGGAAAGTTCTCGCTGACTCCGGAGGAAACATCGTCCAAGTCAAGGATGATGGCTGGCGGGTTCGATTCGAAACGCCGGAAGATTGCGTTAGTGAAGGCAAGGCATACCGATCCGTATGGGGGGGGATATCCCATAACGGAAGCATTTACAAAAATTCCGGTTATAACTTGTCACGCGGCCTCAGCCGCATCCTTTCCGGTAGAGTGGACCTGCCGACCGAACTCGCCCTTCGGAGCCGCCAGAAAGAGTTCATTGAGAACGCGCCCACATATCTCAGCAAGTATCTGCAATCTTGCTTCGATGTCACCTTTCTCGACACTTTTAGCGAAGCCCTCGCCCACCACGACGACCCACACCCCAAGAAACGGCTTCGAATGGAAGCCTTCCATGAAATCATGGTTGACATGCTTGAGGGAAGTTGGCTCGCCAAGGGAGCGGCCCGGAGATTCACAGAGTATGTTCTATATAAATGCAAAAAGGGGGAAATTGCGAAACCCGGAAAGTTCATCCGACTCATCGGGGACCTGGGATGCCCCGCCTCCCTTCGCGGATTTTGGGTAACGAAGTTGATCAAGAAGAAGATGGCTGCGGAAGATTTCATCTTACCGCGCGGAAGAATGCACTTCTGCATGAAACCCGGGTTCGAAGAGTTGCGAAACGTCTTCACTCGGCTTATTGAGCCAGAAGACGATTTTTACTTTGTTTACCATAGCGACGACTCATGCCTGTCGTTCCGAGATCCTGAGGGAGATGTGCACTGGTTCAACATCGACATTTCATCATGCGACACCTCCCACTCACAAGCCATTTTCGAGTTGTTGAGCGACGTCTCAGCGGGAGAAGTCGAGCGCTGCATCGACAAACTGGTTAAGCAATTGGGTGCCCCAATTCTCGTCGTCAACCCCGAATGTCGGCGCCAGTTCGTTCTGCTTGTTTGCACCTTCCCCAGACTCTTCAGTGGTTCTACGTTAACCACCCTTTTGAACAACGTCGCCAATTTACTAATTGGCACCGCTCTCTACGAAGCTTACGAGAACGGAGAGCTCGTCGCCGGAACCGACTTTGCCCCAATCATTGCGCGAGCGGGTTATATCTGCAGCGGCACTCTCCCCCCGAAACTGAGCTGCGAGACTTTTCGGCATGCAGACGAGGAATGCTACTTTCCCGAAGACATTCTCTTCCTGAAGCATTTCCCCGTCACAGACGCGAAGCTCGGCTGGGTGCCGGTCAAAGGCATCGGAGTTTTCTTCCGATCCTACGGACGCTGCAAGGGAGACCTTCCCGGAAGAGCGATCGACTCGTTGCCCCTCCGAGCCCAAGCTTTCGACCGCGCCTTCCTTCGTGGCATGTTCCCACGCACTTTCTTGCAATTCTTGGAACCTCTGCGCGCCGAACTCAACTCCATCGAAACCCCTGGCCGGCTCGAGCGCGCCGCACAAAAGGCCTACGTGCGCCACCACGCCCCATACCACGCCATCACTGACAACCCCGGAATCACCGTCAGCGATTCGCAGTGGTCGAAGAGATACCGCCTAACTGAGAGCGAACTCTGTGAGATACAGGAATTCTTTGCGGTTTGGAGGTACGGGCTCCTCTTCCGCACCACCGGAACCTCCAAGGTTCTCGAGGTTGACTACGACCTCCGCTGAACACAACTCAGCCAACACAACAAACTCACTCTGACCCCCCCAGAGAGGGAAATC